ATTGTAGCAGCCCCCGCCCCAGGTCCACGGAAAGTAACTGAGTTGCGGTTGATAGTAATTGTTCCAGTGGTTTTGTAAATACCTGACGGGAAAAATACAGTTGCACCCCTATCACCTGCAGTGGCAGTAATTGTATCCCTGATAGCTGTTGTATCATCTGTAGAACTATCGCCAGTAGCACCATAGTCTTTGACGTTGTAGACATTAAACACGCCAGGTATAGCACCAAATGAGGGCGCAGCACTGACACCACCACCTTTTAATACTGTTCCAATCGCACCTAAAGCAGCTTCAGAAATTACACCAGTGCCATTTGTATATAGTGACTTCCAGTTTCCATATGCCCCACCACTAGGGGGTGCGGTAAAGGTTGGTGCTGAACTCGCTCCTGAACTGGTCAGGACCGTGCCATTTGCACCCAATGCAAGCTCTGTAAAAGCACCACTTCCATCTGAGTAAAAGGCTTTCCAGTAGCCCCTGGTAGCAACAAGTCTTGACGTGTCGGACGCATGTATGTGGTCGGCCCTGGGGATTGTAGACAGTGCGCCGACACTCACCGATCCGTCCATTTTTATGTTTGACGTAGAAGTTTCAAAATTCTGATTGAATGCAGTGCCTTTGCTTGAAATTACAGGTTCCCTGCTTGTATCAGAAGCATGAACGTGGTCACGTCTAGCTGCAATAACTGCCGTTCCAGGTGCGGCAGTACCATTCATAGCCGGATTTGTAGTATCGAATAATGCTTTATTTGTATATGCTGTTTCGGCATTTGCTATGCCAACAACATTAACTAATCCAGATGCAGGTGCAGTAGCTTTTACCAGCAATCCGTGATTTGTCGTATTCGCATTGAGGTCGGTATTGTCATCTGGTGTAGCAAAATCATCTAGCTTTGTCGCTGTTGTAGCAGCTCCAATATATGTTTTTACACGACTCATCGCACATTTTCTATTAGTTCCAGCACCACCATCATCGACAAGAATGAGATCGGCATCTGCCAGTGCGGCCCCTATATCTGTTCCACCGTCGAGATTAACGTCAGTTATATCTCCATCCCATGCATCAGCAGTAGCAGCTTGCCATGAACACGTACCATCTCCATCTTCACGAAGAAATTTACCCGCTCCTGTTTCGCCAGTAGACAATATAGCCGTTCCTTCGTGTGCGTGTGCTGCGGCAGCGAAATAACCGACATTTTGAGCGGCGGCGGTTCCAAGCGTAGGTCTATTCCTTAAATCTGTATAATATATTTGAGCACCGTCACCACTACCGTTGTGGTCGTGGCTGTCACCGTTTGTTACACCTTTTGCCAATGGCGCATATCTCGCATCTCCTCTGGTATTGTTGTGGTACTGAGTATGGTCATCTGCGGACAATCCCGTTAATGAACTGTGGCTTATAGACACGCCTGAACTCGATGAACCATATCCAAATATACGTGGAAGATAGGGACGCACATCATGGATACGTGTACCTATACTGGTATCTTCGGCTTGTGCGACAATAGTTGCTAGAAATACATTCACATTGCCAACATTAGTTGGCACTGTTGGAATCGCAGCAGCCAGTGCATCTTCTTCAGTAGCATATTCGGCTTGACCGTAGACATAATACATCGTACCGCCTGGCGATCTATATACAAGACTTTTTGTCCAATACGTTGCAGTACACGTAATAAGTGCTGAACCATAGTTTTTTGTTATATCATTCCAAACCGTAGGATTACAAGAAGATACAACATCACCTACCCATCCAAAATTTGCGGTTTTGTACATTCTCACAAATGACGTTGTAGCGGCTAACGTATAGGTGTTGACATTGACATTTATTGTACCCTCTGCAGCACTAAGCGTTAAATTGGTAGTACCTTCAGACAATGAACAGCCCTCTTCAACCAAAGCACGTACAGCATTTGTAGCAAAATTAGCAAGTCGTTCCGCTATTTTGCTTGTGTAAACTGGTGTATTTACAACATCAGCAAGCAATGTATTTCCTAAAACTGTATAAAGAACACCTAGTAAAACATGTACAGTCATATCTGGATCTGCATTTAATATTACTACTTCATTTGCGGCATTAATACAAACCACATTTAGGCCATCATATAATGTAGATAATCCATAAGTTGTTGTTGCTTTCATACATCTTGCGATTGTTGCCGTACCATTAGAAACATATACTACATATGGCGCAATGGCGAATGTTATTCCACCAGTAGGAATAAGTGTACCACCAGTAACAACACCACTGCCATGACACTCAATATTCTGTAGTTCGATTGCATCGACTTCATCATTTGTAGGTATTGAAACGCCGTTAATTTCATATGTAGATCCATCTCTCAAATTCACGCCATTTGCATCGATGGTCATGACCGTATCGGCAGGGTGAGCTTCATGTGCTGTGCCAGCAATAAAAAATTTAATATCTTCCCCAGGTGTCATTGTACCCATGACAAGGCTACCACCATCGTCGTATAAATACATATCATGTGGCGCAAAAATATCCCATGCCGTCGATACGTAACCTGAGTTGCAAATACCATAATCGGCGTAATAACTTTCGTCATCGCCATCATTGGCAGTTATAATAAAATCTGCAGTAGCGTCACCGCCATTATTTATATTTTGCAGATTTACCTGCACATAGGAATTGACATCGCCACCTACAGATAATGGGCTATTGGGTAATATTTCTGGTACGGAAATTTTGAGCGCAGTCCCTATTCCAACAACACCATCAACGTCGTTGAACGTAAAATTGGGATTTCCAGCCAGTGTGCCAGCATTATTATATTGTATTTCTGTATCGTTACCACCTGCCGTTGCCGTAACATCTACCCATTCCGTGTCATAATCGTCACCACTTATTTTTGCCAAGACCTGACCAGGATCGCCACCTACGGGTAAGTCACCGTCACCGCCACCACCGCCGTTTTTCCAACATATGTCATAGTCGGCATTACTTTGTTTTGCTAAAAACTGACCATTAGTTCCACCATTGGGAACGCCCCTGGTGTTGCCATAAATTGTCTTAAACCGTTGCACATCAGATGAAACGGTTAAGTGGATTTGGGTATCGGGTGAACCCTTATAATTTAGTTTATCCGGCGGTGTTATTACAAATTCATTAACGCTCATAATGGTATGTATTTTCCCTCAAAGTGTGTACGTGTGTAGCCGTCAATAGTTATTCTTAACTGCCAAACCTCTCCACCTTCAAGTGTTGCGGTTTGCACTTCAGTAAGAGTCAATGTGCGTGTATATTGGTCTACTGTTGCAACGGTAAAATTCATACCACCTATTGTTGCGGTAAGTGTTGCAGCAGTTAATGAAAACGGTGCTGTGATTTCAAATTGAAAGTCATCACCTGCCCTGAAGGATAGATCCAAAATATTTATATTCTGTTCAATTTTTTGTGTTTCGTCTGTTGCCATGTTTTGTACCTTAAATTTGTATGATAAGACCTACGGCCACGCCCATTTCTCGATTGGTTGAAAATATACCGCCGCCGATACCTACCCAGGGTATTAACATGCGATAATATTCCAGCTTGGCCCCGTGCGAAAAAGTAAGATCGGAATGACCAAATCCAAACACACCTATATAGTTCAATAAAATAACATTTTTCTTAAAATCTGGTACTCTGGCTTTTAATTCAAATATTGTTTCTGCTTTTTTAAACCCATCATTTGATGTAACAAGCAATTGATTGCCCTTCATTTTACCAGTTATCTTAACTTTTGCAAATTTCCATTCATTCAAAGCTGCAGGTGTATCAGGAGTTTTAGTGACTTGTGTAGTTGTTTTTAATTGTTTGGTAATTTCAACAGGTGGTTTTTGTCGGTCGTAATAGGCTTTTGAACCGAACCAAGTTCCACTGACGATGACTGCTAATACGACAATTGAACTTGCTGTTGTGATAGCGATTGTTTTTATACTCACATTACACCTCTGTTGATTTTATTTTACAATTTATTCAAAAAATTACAACTCTTTTTTTATATAAATTATAAAAATCAAGCCACGTCAATTATTTGATTGAAAATAAGGCGTGGATTTAATTTTTGCCACTTTTCAGTCCAGACATCAACATGTAGGTGTGGACCAAAACTACGGCCCACATTTGCATACTCACCTATTTTTTGACCTGCACTGGCCTTATCACCAACCTTGACAAAATTGTTGCGTAGGTGCAGGTATCTGACAAAATACGTAACATCGTCGATAACGTGTTGTAAAATGACCATATTGCCAGCACTGTGGTGGTTGTCTACCCACCGTAGTGCATCGTTGTAATTGTCCATGTCATATATGACTGTGCCATCGGCAATAGCTAAGACAGATGCATCAGTTTTGGAAATGAGATCCAATCCGTCATGGAACTCTTTAACTCCATTTAATATGCGGTTGCCATAGTCCGAAGTAATTTTATATGGGTTTTTTACTGGTAGAATCATTTGTTAATTCTCCTTTTTTCCAACAACTTGCAAAATAAGGATTTGGGAACCATTCCGGCAATTTTATAGGCCAATCAATATCAGGATAGCCTTTTACCTTAGTAATATCCCTGAATTTATTTCTTACATCTTCAAGTTCAGATATTTGCTGTTCTGTTAAACCCCGACAATTTGTAAAGATATAAACATCTGATTTTTTAAAAAAGCGTTCACGATCTTCTTTAATTGCTTGTATCATTCTTTCTTTTATATCCATATTAACCTCTATTAAGTTACATCACAAGATTGATCGTCTCTAAATGTGTTTGTACCACCCCATGCAGCCGTTGATGGAGTACCACTTTTTCTGCACCCATTACTATATGTACAACTATAATAACAATGTCCAGTAGTACTACCATAGCCAGTAGCCGTGGTATTAGATATTTGATCGCAAAATGCAAAACCACGACCAGTTGCACTTCCGGTAGCAGCAAATCCATTACAATTCATAATTTTTTCTGAGTTGGTAAACCCACTCCTTGACCCCGTAGCAGAACTTACACCAGTACCGGTACAATTTATGACATAAGAACAATAAGAAAAACCTGCCCCCGATGCCGTACCAGTAGCCGTACCAGTACCGGTACAATTTATTACATAATCACAATCGTAAAATCCGTTGCCTTGGGAATCCGTACCAGTAGCCGTACCAGTACCGGTACAATTGTCTAAATTATTACATATATTGAATCCAGTACAAGTAACGGAGTTACCAGATCCAGTATGGGTTCCAACACAATTAACCAAATTATTACAAGATGAAAATGCAGAACCATTAGTCGAACTAGTTACTGCCCCCGTACAATTTGTTAAATTTATACAATAATAGAACGCAGTTACATTTCCTGTGCCACTAGCCGATACGGTCAACCCTTTTATTTCATACTTGTTGTCTGTCGGACGAGCAGTATATTTAATACCATACTGTCCAGTAGTTAAACTTGAAACAGTTAATGTCGCACCGTTGATAGCATGTATTTTCTCCACTGTTGATGGTATTGTTGTTTGTGCTGCTCTTGTTATGTTACAAGTAAATAATACATTTTTAGCATTTAACCAAGTACTACTTGCAACAAGCAAATCAAATTTATCTTGTGAATCCACTATATAATCATATATAGGACTTACAACAGGGAACGATGGGCTACGCACACCTAAATCAGCATAAGTCGTCCCTGTCATGGTGAATTTGCCTAAAATAGCTGCAGTAGCTACTGGATCTGAGGAAGCAAATAAATCATCGGTACTGGTGCTGATATAACCATTGCTGTCACCCATATAAGTATCAATAATTTGATAGTGATATGATGTACCGGCTTTATGATTGCGAGTTGCAGTTCCCAATTTGAAATCGTAACGTGCAGTAACCCATATGCTACGGCCATCATTCCATCCCGAAGGTAATGAAACGTTGTTAAGTGCAGGTATATGTACCAACCTTTTTTTGCTATTAGTGTCAAGTGTTCGCACCACACCTTCGGTTATATTTATTTTACCGCTACCGGCATCACTGACTCTGCCGCCATACAGTATTAAAAATGTCGTTGTTGGCGCACCTGAAATTGCTGACAATGAATCCGCTATTTTTTCTTGTAGATATTCATGGTCGGCCTGTGCGTCTGTAATTAAATAATAATCACCATTGGCATCTGGTGTATGTGCCGCTACTTCGCCATCCCAATATAAATTAGTAAAAACTTCTGCGAAAATTCCCATTTTATACCGTCCTTAATATAGTCATACTTGAATTTACCAAATAAATTTGGTAAAATGCTGGCAAAAGAAAATTTTGTCTGTATGCAAGTACAATTGCATCTAATTCGTCATTATCAGTTGTTTTAACATCAACGTATATTTCAAAAATTACTGCAGGGGATGCCCATACCCTGTCGCCACCATCTGGTACACCAGCCATGTGCCATGACGAAACGCCCCATACCGACCAACCCGTTTCATAAGCGTTAAAAATTTCGCCTCTTGTGCCTACAATTGCTTCTGCATAGTCAAGATATAATTCACCTGTAGCCTTTTTCTTAAAGATTGTAGCAAATGTTCTAATTTTTAATCTTTTTGAAGATAGACTTTCTGTAGGCCAAGTTTCAATACCACGTACCTTTAAGGCAAGTTCAAGTGCAAGCAACGGCATTTTTGATATATTGCGCAGATTATATAAATCATAGGTCTTATTCATTACGTAATCTACGTTATCATCAACAATGGTTTGGAAATCTACCCAATCACTTCCAAACTGGCTGTTGAAATAGGGTATGTTAAAATTAAACCAATTATTCATTATGTTACCGTAACCGTACCAACGTTTATAATCTCATCTGCAGCCGGTGTAACATTCGCTGCAGGCGTAGTCAGAGAAAAAATATCACTGCCATAATCATATAGACAATCACCCATTGACCATAACACGCCTATTTCAAGTGGTTGTTCCCATTGCCGATATTCCCTGGTTCCAAGCAGATCAATCCATTTCAGAATAACTATTTCAAGCGCTTCATTCTCATATTCTGTAAATGCATATGCAAATAATGAATTAATAACCAACGTCCGACAGGCATCAATGCCCCAATCAGCATAATATTCTATGATTTCGTTGTCATTTGCCATAGTGGCCAATGACAGGGCAAAAGCAACAAGATGGCGTACAGTAGCGCCAACAAAACCTGGTCTGACAGTAGTAGTTGCCGTTATATTGACTACCTTATATGCAGCAGTGGATGCAGTAATTGGCATAGCACCAAATTGTGTACGGGCCTTGACGTAATCCTCAACATCGGATAATAAACCGCCGCCAGCAGTGCCACCCCCACTTGGTACAATATGTACACCGGCTTCACCAACCCCAGGGAATCCAAGAGCTTTGACAACTTGACTTGACGATGCACGGGCAGCAAATTCAAGATCCTCTTGGCTCCAAACCACATCTTTAAACCTGACAGACGATCTGGCATTTCTGATAATGGCATTAACACCTTCGCTGTCATTACCACCGACACTTTCTGCATTTGTTATAGACAATATATCGGGATCATTGCCAACATTTATTATTAATAAACCCGCACCCATTCTACCCGGTAATCCTTTTGTTATGGCAAAATCACCATACACAGTTAAGCCCGATGTCGGTTTGGCCCCTGTAACGCCATCACCAAATCCTATTCTTGTTTTACCCGAACTCTGATATATAAGAATAAAGTGTTTATCTGTTGAACTGCTATCATCAAAATTATTAACTCTCGTCCACGTATCTCCATCAATTATTAATGATATTGTATCACGGATAATATTCAAATAACCATCAATGGGATAATCGAGAAAATCACCTGTTGCAGTAACAAATAACCCTTTATCTTCAAATAATTGTTTTTGTTTGGAAGCAACAGTAATCGTACTCGTGCCGCCACTATTACCTTCTGCAGTCAATTCATAGATAACGATTTGTCCTGTAGCTAGAGAAATACCACCAACCTGATAGCCAACAGCCAAAGTTTTGGCTTTTGCCGATGTCAATGTAATTGTCAGTGCTGCAGTAGCACCATCAGCCTCAACAGGAGCATAATCACATATATCGGCAAATGAATATGCACTTTCCCTGGTAATTGGGTATAATATGTCAGTTGCTATCCTGTTCTGTATCTCAGACTGGTGATCGAACATACCCGACATTTCATGGAACAGCCATGTCGGTTTTTGTGGGTATGCCAATGTAAGAGGTAGAAAAACATCATAATATGCTCTTGCATTGTGCTTATATAAATTTTGTATTGCCATTATATTTGTACCACGCCCTCTTTTGTCAAGTCTTTGAGAAGCCTATATTTAACCTGTGCCAAGTATACATCACTACCATTCCATTTGTCAACTATATTTATATCGCTGTAACCGACAATGATATAAGGATTGTTGTTTTTTGCTTGATTTATCTCATATATGGACTGAATTAAGTTAGAACTGAACATTAAGCCAGTCACTATATTAGTAGGTTCCTGTTCAAGATCGAGAAAATTCCCGCCCATATTACGGTCGTAGTGTATGCTTTCTTTGTCTTGAAAAGCTGCTTTGAATATTTCATATTCGATTTCGTCATTGCTTGTCCCATCATTGTATTCAAGGAGAAAAGCTAAGTTTGCAATATACATGGTATCATCGGTCATGTCATTCTCCTTTTATTTTAATGGAAAGTATATCTGTTGGTTTTGTTGCCATAATCGTAGGGGCCGATGTCACACCTGCTGCCGGATCATTATGGATGTGAGTATTGAACCTAGTATCAATATAAGTGTCTAGATAAGTTTTTAATTTAGTACCAAGTACAAAAGGTTCAGTTGCAGTCTTACTTGATAGATACATAATACCAGTTGTATCGGCATAAATAACTTGACTGAGTAATTGTATTAACATCTGGTCTGTGCTTGCCGGTGTAACTGCATCAGCGCAATCTGCCAAGCCTGTATAGAAAAACCTTCTCTCACCGTCAACAGTGGGTTCAACAAGTAATTTCCAACCAACCTGTACACGCAGATACGGTATAGACAGCCCATACCTGCAATAGATCAGATTTGGCATGACATATCCCATTTCAGGTATTTCACAATATATTGCACCTTTGTGTGCAACACCACCTTCAGTAGCACACCTGGCCTGTACTGCAGTGGGATCTACTATTTTGGCAATTGCTATATATTTTGTGATGTTTGTCATTATTATGTCCTTAATGTAGCTTTTATTTCAGACTTCAACATGCCCTGTTGGTATGTCAGTGTAGTTTCTTTTATGTTTATTGCGATAGCTTTTGCCCCATATGTCTTTGTCGATTTCTCATACAACCATCCAGGTAAGTCAGTATTTAATTTATTGGTATAGTCACCACCGGCATAAATTACACCAGTGCAAGGTGCTCTTAAATTCACATCTCCTTCATTTAATACAACAGTCAGTGCAATTGCAGATCCATCAGCACTATTTGGAGCAAGTGTATCCGATTTATTCGGTGCGCCATCGCCGTCTGTTTCATAGAAATATCGTAGTGCTTCCTTACCCTTGCCAGTTATTGTTAATTCTGCAGCATATGCAGAAAATTGTCCGAACATCAACGGATCAGTTTTGGCAAGTTTTTGGAATTTCTCTTTCATCGTATAAGTCACACCATCAACTAATAACTTATATTTATTTGTCTGCGAACCATCTTCTTTGAACATGACCGAACTTGGTTCTGTTGCAGATCCACCTATGGTAACGCCTTGTGACCATTCCACGGATTCGGCATAGTGCATATATATTTTGCCTCTGTTTGTCCTATACCCAATGATATATTCATTTGGAGATCCTGGCATCCTGTTCTTTACACCCATTAAACTGCCGTTCTTACACGCACCTTCAATGTCAGCAACAACTATAGTTGGTATGAGTGACGTGTTGTCAAAATAATAAACCAATCCCCAATCTCTTACTAATTTGTCAAGCATTTCCATATCTGTACATGTCTGTAGCGGTACTTGTGTGGGTTTAAGTATCATATCTTTTGCTAAAAAATTTAATTGATAACCCTGTAAAGACACAATTTCAGCAAATATTGTCTGATATGTCGCAGGCGTCATAAATTTACGTCTGCGTTGTTGATTGGAAAATAATATTTCCGGCCCATACGCCTTTACAGAAAAGTTCACCATATCTTTGGCATTGCCATAGGGATACGCCCTCATCTCACCATCGAAACATACAACGGGTTTATCCATGTCATTCCAAAACGTGATACGAATTTTGGAACCTCTTAAAAATATTTCCTCAATGTATTTGTCTTGTGTAATGCTTATATCAAGTTCAGATGGTGCATGTTCTTTTTTGTCCATTGTCCGCTGTGCTATGCCATCACTTGATTCTGCAAATTTATTACGTCTTGCCTTGCCCTCTGATATGCCATACCTTATTTTAATCGAACTCACATAAGGGCCAATGACACGGGTAAAGTCAAAATAATGTGCGCTCAGTGGTGGAGCGACTTCAATTTTCCACTTCACCATCCTTGAATTGCATTTCATTACAGCCATTATAACACCGTATTTGTGGTATCAGCTTCAATTGGTATATAGACATCACCAAGTCTGTACAAATCGCCACGTTCTTCCATGTATTGAATAAAATTGACATCAATAATTCGATAAGCAAATAATTCAGATCCAAAATATTTATATGCGTAATGATCGAGTTCAAGATCGATAAATTTTGATTTAATTGTTTCACCGGCGACATAGGGTTCCCTATACATTTTAACAGTTAATCCGAACAATTCCTGTTCTTCGACTTCATTCCATCTTAACATTATTGACTCCGCTTATTTAGAGTATATTTTTGGTTGTTCTTTCCTGACCCCTCTAAATTTATACAACGACTCCCTGGCAATGGACAAGGAAGCACCGGCAATGGCTTCAGCTTTTTTTGCTATTTGATTAGCCTTATTCAACGGATGATCCTCAACCAGCCCCAAACTAATTGATATATCCGCTTTTTTAGGTATACCCAATATTCCAGTAGCAACACCAGCCTTAAAATGATCTTCACTTATTTTTATATCCAATACGTCCCATACTAATGGAACAAGTGAAACACCGAATTGGAATAATACCTGGGGTGGGGGAAAATTTTCATTGCCATATGTCATACCCCACCCACCGAGTAAACCAGGATCGGGTTCACGCAATTGTTCAAAAAAAGCTATCTCTGCCGTAACACCAAGAGGTGATTCCATATCAAGACATACTATTTTAAAACTGACTTCTTTGGCTTCAAATCCTGAAAAATATCTTTTCTTACTCGCACCGCCTATATTTGGTGCTACTGCATAATTTATCTTTTTATTTGTCTCAATCGATTCAGGATTGAATGTAAAGACAAATGGCATTTTTGACGACATATTAACTATTATTCCATGTCCTTGATTTGGCATATTATCCCCTATTTATAGACACCGATACCAGGTTGGCTTTGATCTCTCGGATCAAGATATGGCGTTAATACCGGATGTTGGTTGTAAACATATACTACGCTATTACTTACAGTGCCTTTAGCCCTACCACCACCTATCCAATTACCTGCAGCATCAATATCGCCCCTTTTCCGTGCGGCTTCCATTTTTTTTAAACCTTCTGCAGTATATTCATTAAACCAACCCTGGTTAAGCCCATATTCTTTCTCAGCAGTTGCAGTATTAACAACACTTTTCATATACGATGAAGTAGCATCTGCAAGTGATGCGTCAGAAAGAACACCGAAAGCATTTAAAATGCTATAAACAACTTTTCTCAAATATAACAAATTTGATATTTGTTTGGCGATCAAAGCATCAAGACCGATACCTACTCTACCCCACCCTGCAACTAATTCATCGAGCGGTCTTCTCATCTCTGCAACAACACCATCAAGAAATATATTAAATAGATTAAAAGTAACTCGTAGACCAGTTATAAAATCCGCTAACATCTCAACCATAGATTGTGTTTTACCTATGCACCCATCTAAAGCTGCAGCAAGTCTAAATGGTAATACAATAAGATTTACTAACGCTTCTACAAATTTTAATATTATAACGAGTAATTCGGCTATTAAATACCCACATAGTCTTAATAATTGGTAAACCAACGAAAGCACGGGCATAATAGGTTCTAAAGCTATGTTTATTTGTGTAAGTAAATCCCATATCCATGCAAAAATGCCACCGATGCCAGTACCAATTTCTGTTATATCATTTTTTGCACTAGCAAAAAAAGCGATACCACTTTCTTTTATGTCGAACATTATATCTCTAATCTGCGACCAGAACGTAATAACACCAGGATCTTCTGAAGCACCAGTAAACGATATTAAAAATTCATCTGCAAAACCAGTAATGGTTGACCACAAACCTTCCATTGTCTTGCTGCGATTAATTGCAAGATCAAATATTTTTGGCATTTTACTCAATTCAACCATAAACGCACTGATTTGTGCTTGGCTGCCTAAATTACCAGATTGTTGTGATTTTTCATATGCATTTAATACATCAGGACCAAATGGGCGCAACAGCCTTTTATTGCCCTGTGTAACACCCCAAATAGCACGTTCGGGGCCAAGCATACGACCCTCGGCATCGCTGAATGTACCTAAAGCATTAAAAATTTCCATAGCAGATCTATTGTTTTGTAACCCACCAGCACCTTTTCTATATGGATCAAAACCAAATTGAGTCGCTTTCATAGTAGCAGATATTTGTTGTGTTGGTGTATAAGGTGTTGTTAAAGAATCTCTAATGGCCTCACGTACCAATCTCCTGGCTTCCTTACCACTTCCGGTAAATGCAGTCATCTGCACAATAGAATTTTCAACCAACATTCCAGCTTTTGCAATTGTACCAATTATTGTGCTTACTGCTCTAAATGCGGCATATAACCCAAGTGTTGCCGCCCCTAACATGGCGAATTTACCGGCAAGGCCAACCGCAGCCTCACCGCCAACACCGCCACCAATACCACCAGTTATCCCGCCACCGCCACCATTGGCTCCACCCATAACTTTTGCTTTAGTGCGATCTAAAGTAGTATTGAGACGTTCAAGATCCCTGATAGCTCTTGCAACATCCATGACAAATCTTATAGTTTGGGTTTTAACTGCCATTTTATTCCCTATTCATAATCTTCTTCATCTACTGTGCGTTCCTTGAAATCTTCTTTCGTTTCTTCATATATACGGAACAACCTATTTATTCCTATAGAATCAACAATATCCGGCGACCATTTGTATCTCATCCTTAACAATCGATATATACTGTAATATATATCAATAATAGTCTCCAATGTCATCCACGCCGATTCTTTATATTTTAACTCCCATCCAGTATAGGGATAACCCTTATTGCCAATACTAGGATACCAAAACACTTCTGGCATTGCCTTTAACGGACGTGGTTTGATTTCTTCGGCAATAAGGGTAAGAAAAAATTTGTATAGTCCAGTCCATCCCTTATTTCGTTACCACATATTTTGCAATAAACAACTCTATCTCTGGCATCAATACCAACAAGATTAGCAGCCATAGCTTCTTCTGCAGCGTCTTGATTGGCTTGGGTGTTCAAATACGTTCCAGAAAATGACTTCTCCGGCACACGTTTGATCCGGTTAAAATCAACTTCTGACATGCCATGTATTTTGACAATGGAAGCATCCCAACACGCTCTAATCATATTGGCTTCGCTTGCCATAGCCCACTGGCTGCGATGTATTTTCAACATGTCGCCAATACTGATGTGTTGCATAGTAATGGTTTTAAATACACCACCAGCCATTGTTTTATTCGATTGAATGTCAATAGGATCTGGCAATTCTACGTCAAAAGTAACATCACTGTTCCTAAGAAAAATCTCATCTATAATACCCGTATCAATAAGAGTTTGCCAACTCTCATTGACATCAGTGTATTGTTCCATTTTTGGCCGACTGCAGCGATTGCAATAAAAACTTTCTGGAATAATGGGATGAGTTTCACCAGTTTTTAGTTTAATGTTCTCATATCCTATCTTCCAGGTATCAATAACCTTTATATCTTCATAATCCTGTGGCTTTAGAACATATTCTTCATTGTCCTCTGTAAAGAACGATGAAACCGTGCCTTTGATCAGATTCAATAATCTCGCCGCACCGGTTTTCTCTGCACCGTCAAGCATTGCGATAACCCCTCCGGTGAGGGGTTTTACTATCGCATGATTATACCATTTATTTCCCCTTGTTATCCCACAATAAAGTTGAAATTTACTCATAAAATTAAATTACCTCTTGTATAAATTCAGGAAGCAGAACATATTTTTTCTTGTCAACTTCTTTGCTATCACGGTTGAAAGCATTCTTTTTACCCATAGCAAGTGAAGTGTTCGTGAACAGATACGTAAGAACAGGTGTTTTTGCCGAGTTGTAATAAACGACATAGATGTCTTTTATCGCACCAGACTGACACCAATCCTGGCATATCTCATATTCATACCGATCTTTGGTAAGAAGGATAGTCAATTCAACTTCACCGATGTCAAAGATCTGGTCACGAACACCATATTTTCTTTCGCCATCAGCTACTTTAATCCGACCTTCTTCTCCCTCTGAGAACTCCCCTACTTCCAGGGGATATATTTTTTTACCATCTATTTCTATCCAGACATTTAGCGATTGAGCACGGGCCATATTATTATCCTCCTTATCCTCTTACTGACGTAACTGGTGCAGATGCTATTGACAGTATCAATTCTTCAATAGGCGGTACTGCAACAAACTGGAGGAATATCTGTTCAATTCCATTTGCAATATCAGCCAAAGTATTGATACTAAAGTCATTTATAATCAAGCACACATCTGAAAAACCAGTATCACTGCCATCTGCTTTCTGACCAACAAAAAGTTGTCCGGCATCAAATTTTTTCTTCATATAACCCCAAACAGTATTGTAATGACTGTTCTGAGCACTCTTACCAGACTGGTCCTGTTCAACTTCACGCAGGTACGTTACAATTGACCGTGAATACAGTAAAAACTGCATGATCTGGTTTTGGTACATGTACCCTGCATCAGTGCTGAATGTTCTGGCACTGTTGTTTGTAATGCCTTTGCCACGTCTGTACCGGCAAATATTTATGCTATAATTTTTAATCAATCTCGACCCCACACCTTCTTGGTCGTCATGTACGAGATTATTTGAATCAAGCAGTTGATCATTACATTTTAAAATCATTTCTGATTTATTACCAGCAGCTACTTTGGCTTCACCAAATTTTGAATAAGTATTGAACCACAGTGCTGTGTCAGTACCAACTTTGGGTATGTGTTTATAACCGCCTATAACAGTGGGATCAACAACATTTATCCATTTGTCGCTAGGTAGCATTGCAAATACAATAGCACCCCTTAACGATGCACCAAAATTTTTAAGAGTAGCTTCAACAGCACCATCAGAAGCCTGTGCGTAATAGATGCCCTTGTAATTCGATGTACAGAAATTAGCCATATTTGTATTATGGGTAATTGTTGCACTTTCAGGCGCAAGCATGATCGTAAACTCAGTTGAATTGAGATACGTGTTTGCCAGTGTATTCCAGTTTGCGTCAACAAATGCAGACCCATCACTTCCACTTGTCAATGGCGTCCATGCCGTAAGATCAGCAGGTAATTGTGTTAAGGCCGGAGTATTGTTAGAAGCATTAATAGCGAGTTTAACATACTCTGAACCAGTTATTAAATCATTTACTAATACAGCCAAACCAACCGTATCTGATTTAGCAAATGGTGCTTCCCAAGTTTCCTGTTTCTGATAATTGCCAGAAGAATCTTTTAAAGCAATTTCAAGTTTAACATCAGATCTGCTTGCAGTTGTACTCGCAACAGTTAAAGTCTGCGCCAAAGTAACTGCAGAAAAAGTTATTTTCTTTAAAGCAGTATCAATGACAGTAATAACAACCATAGCCGTTACTTCGCCAACCAGCTTTACATAATATCCGACTTGCAGATTATCAACGCTATCAAGATATGCAACAGTCGCACCAGTAGCAATGTTAGCAGTAATCTTCATTGTGACGTTATTAGTTTTAGTTGTCTTAATAGCTATTTTATTTCCAAAAGCGGACTTATCAACTAAACCACGATACGCTGCATTAACGTCAAAAATTTTAAGTGGTGCTGAGTCAAGTAATGCATATGTGGCTTGTGCTGCACCAGCATCAACATAACTCAATACTTTCATTTCACAACTTACATTTTTGTCCAGTTCTTTATAAAAAGAATCTGCAACATATGCAGCCATCCATGTATTGTTGTAACCACCGCATTTTGGATAGAAGTCATTCATTGAATAGATCTCATCCATTAAAACCGGCAGTCCACCGCTATCTACAATACCACGTTCTGCCTTACCAAGCAACAGAACCTTAAATATATCAATATCGGTTAAAATTGCACCGCCAAGTGCGGGAACTCTTTGTGCTCTTGCTCCGTAACCCATTATTCTGTACCTCCATCAATTTTCTTTTCCGCTATCTTTTGCGGCCTTTTATAACTTATAGTTTCAACAGCAAAGAAATTTTTCAACCTTGCAATTTCTTCATTAAAAAGTTCTGAACTATTAAGATTGACTTCACCACCTGGGACAACACTTATACCAGAGCCATCAACCTTCATTATCTGTTGAGGTACTTCAGTCATATTTTTAAATTTTAGTTCCATCACGTTCTCCTTTAATAAATATCTGATTGCACCGTCATTGTTATCGTCGTTATTTGCGGATCTTGTGCAATTAAAGATGGCTGCGGTTCAATCTTATAATAATATGCCATTCTTGGGTTATTCCCTATCACATCATCTGCAAAAACACTTGAATCCATATATATCTCTACTTGCTCCCCGTCCAATAAAAATTGGAACGACTTACCATACTTTTTATTATATTCTCTCGACATTTGCAACAACTTTTTTTTACTGCTGCAATCTATATAGATAACCACACCCAATGTTCCTAAATATTCCTTGATTTTAGATCCTGAAGCCATTGGAACTGTAGTTAATCGGCTGTCAACATCCATATCGTATATCGCAATACCCAATACAGGATCGGGTTGAACATCATCATAATCTTCACTTCTGACAGGGCAAATAACCCTTACTTCAGCACCAGCCACAAATTCATGCACTACAGGCTCTTTAAGAGTGCCACTTGTATCAATTAATTCCACTGTTTCTATCGTACCAGCACCATCATCTATTTCTAAAACCGATGTGCTTGTAACATAATCGGTAATGCCGTCATAATCAATTTCTATAGAAGTATCACCAATATCAGCATCAGCCAAGAGTGTTGTAGCAACATCATAATCAAGATTTATATGGCTTTTTAATCTTTCAATTATATCCATATCACAATTATATGTCACTTTTCTATAACCGATATAATCGACAAATAGTGCAATGTCGTTTGCGATATTTGTGAATGTCATTGCAGTAATTGCATTGACCATTTTTGAACAATCAATTAGTATATGGTTCCATTGACGATTTTTTAAATTACTTGTATTAAAATCAAATGTTTGCCCACCTATCGTTATACTAAATAACTCCTCAACCGAAGATGTAAATACAGTATAAGATATATATAAACTAATTTCTTCATAACTTGACAATATAATACTATCAAATGTGAGGACAATATCACGTTCTTCTGCATCACGATTGGCCCAATATAACGCCTTACAACTACCATCTATACTATAATCAGTAAAATTACTTATACTAACATATTGACTTACTGAGCCCCAAGTTTGATTTGCAAATTCTGTGAACATTATGAATTACCCAGTTTTTGTTTAATAAATTCTTCAACTACAGTTTCATCCAATTTGAGTTTTTCATACCCCTTAATTGATTTTAACATAAACGGACGTGCAGGGACAACAAGAAATTCCTTGTTTTTCTTAAAATGTATACCATAACAGGCATAGAACCATTTTCTAACACGTTCACCTTTTTCACCACGTAAAGGTATTCTATAACCGGTATGATGTAAAATAGCCAAATCTGTATAAGTTAATTTTCTATGCCCTATCGATGGTACTTCACCATCATTCCCAAAATAACCTGCATCTGCAGCACCTTGTGGTGCTTCCATTACTTTCATTTTATCCAACATTTTACCAGTGACAGATAAAGGATCGTAATTGCCCATCATATATGTAGTTAATGCCGTTCTTTTTTTTAAACCAAGCCTGCCCATTCTCACCATATCTACTGTATAATCTCTGAATTTCTTCGCCCTTTGCATGTTTATTTCATTAGAACTTATAGTATTTTTAATTTTTACAAGATCATTTTTAAATTGTGCAAGTACATCGGGGCCAACTTTTACTGTTCTTAATATCATATTTTGCCTCCAATGATCACATAAAGAAAATCATTGGCAAAAGCATCATAATATTCCATGTACCGAATAGTATAAATCTTTTTATCAAATTTCATCTTTGAATATTGAGACTTCATTTTTTGTACGGTAAGATCTAAATCATCGACCTGTTTTTTTGAAATATAACAAATTATATCAGTATCTTCAGACCAGCTTATGTTTTCTTTTGTTGACCTATCATAAGGAGTAAAGCGTATAGGGAAAGACTTAAATTCCTGTTCAGTCGTAGTCAGTGCCGTACCCATCTCATCTTTTGTAGCAGCTTTTATAAAAGTAATAGTCGCACCCTGGTTGCAGACATTGTGAACATGCTGTTTTGCTCTACAAAGATTTCTGGTCATCATAGAATCAATCGCTGGCATTGTGTAATTCCTTTAAATATTCCTGTGAACATCGCCTTAAACTGTGCCTACAATACGGTCCCATTGCATAGTCCGGTGTTGCTTGGGCTTCATCAACACTCATTATACCGTATCGTTTAGCCGCTTCTTCATTCAAAGCTAAAATACTCAATCCATTAACTTTTGTATTTAATATGTGTTGACAAATTTCTCTGTCTTTTACGACCGACCTGGGATCTGATAGATAATATTCGACAACATCTTCATCATCTATGAGAGCCGCAACAACATTAGAAATACGATCAGCGTTCAATAATGTTGTTCTAGTGGTGAGGTCAAGATAATAATTAAGTTCATATCTCCTTACCACTTCCCTACCATCGATAAATTTAGCTGTAGTCAACAACTTTCCGTGTTTAGCTGCTTCATACATCTCAGGGTATTTATTTTTTAAGGACTCTTTAAATTTGATGATTTCTTTTTCAAGTGCAGTACCGGAAATACCTGACTTTTTCAATAAAAGATTTTCGGCAATCATTTCACGTTGTAAGGTTCTTATACCATTGACTAAAAACCCTTGCGTCTGTGACAGCGTACTACCAATTAACTTTTCAAATTCTGAAGTTATTTCACGTATTACATTGCGTTGTAATTCACTGTCAGTGATACCGTTGTTTTTAAACATACCCGGCGCATACACTGTTTTTGTATATTTATTAAATTGATGTATTAAAAAAGTAGACAAGCCAAGTGTTAATAATGAAATATTACGGGTCAAATTATTGGTATCTTTCCATTGCATCGGGCCAACATAAATCTCATTCAAATATTCCATAATGATCGCTTTATACTTTTCTGAAGCTGGTTTAATATAATCTTCGATAAAAGTATCAAGTGCATCTTGTCCATCGTTCAAGTCAGTGATTATTTTAAGTTGTTCAATATCATCGTCACTAATATAAAACATATCATAAAAATCATTTGTATCACTGGTTTTAATTGTATTATATGGGATCATGTTGGTACTCCCGCTTCCCCATTGCTTGAACCGCCGAATATTGTACATGTACGTTCAAGAGCCAACATATTAAAACCTGCAAGTTGCCAGTACCAGAACATTTTATCCCGATAAAATTTAAGTGAATCATGCCCAGGGGCAGAACCACTGCTGCCCATCTGATAACGATAACCTTCAACGGCCAACATCTCAGATGAGTTCATTTGTAGTTGTGTTTCTTTAGCAGTTCTTGACTTTAAAAATTCAACACAAATTGTATAAATCTCTGCCCAATATAAATAAATTTCACTTTCTGTTAAATTACTTTTATTCTTAGCAGCGATTAAATCATACGTAGTCATACTAATCTTAGGATAAAAATATGTCATCATCACATCTTCAGCAATAGAGCGCAGGGCTTGGATAAATGTACCATCAGAAGAATAACCATAAAAAGCATAGTCATTTTCAATTTTTAATTTAACATCAGATATTGTAGAAGTTGTACTTAACATTTATTCCCCTATTGAGGTGTTACCCCTTTGCCTCGCAAAAAGGCTATTAAAGAAGTCAAAGACAAATTCATATCTTGAACTGCTTGTTTCGTACCTTTAAGATCATCTTTTATTTCTTTTACATCATCACTATATGCGGCGTATAAATCCTCAACTCTTTTCAAACATCTGACTTCACACATCGTTCTGTCCTTTTCGAGTGTTCTTAATTTCCAACTTAAATTAGTCATCCAAGCCACACCTGCTGCGGCAGCCGAAATCAATACCCAATATTGTACCATAAAATCCAACATACCGCACCGCCTCATATTATTCTATATTTTGTACTTTCGGCTTACGCCCTCTTTTTGGCTTTTGAATTTCATCATCCTGTTCTTCAACTTCGTCTGCTTCTTCATTCAATTCAACAATAGGTTCAATAGTTTCTATTTTATGTTTTACAACCTTTGGTTCATTGCCAGGATAAAAGTATCTGCCAGTTGCAACGGCTTGACTAGCATCGATTGAATGGTCGAACTCAACAAGATTGCCATTTTCATCTATCGTCTTTATTTTCATCAACTTGCTCCTTTTGTAAAATAACTTAAAAATGCCCCTCTTTTATAAAGAGGGGCCGATTAAAATTATCTCTTAGCAATATACGCAGTAAAATTTATACCAGTTGCGACAGTACCAGCAATTGTAGTATAAACACGACCGTATCGTTTAGTAACACCATCTTGAATCATATTATTGATAGGAAGCACCCATCTACCAACACCCATATCTACATCGCCCATAACAGGAACAGCATCACCAAGAGGTAATGAAGCCAATTGAAAGATGTCAGATGCAAATGACGAAGATGAACTTACTTGAAATGCAACGGTATAAATCTCATCACCTGAAGCAACTTCACAAGCGCTGACATCGATGATAAGATCACCGTTAAATTCACCAAGACCCATATCGATGATCTTGGCTACCGCAGATACAGTTGCAGCAGCAGAAGTCGCTACCAGACCTGCATCTTTCAGAAGCAGATTAATATCAAAAGTTTTATTTTTACCAGCCATTAGTTATTCCTCCTTATGCTGTTGCAGCAGCATCAGAAATACTATAGAGCCGTGCTGCAGCTTTTCCATGAAATATAGCGATACCATTGTACCACTCAACCCTAGTCCTGAGTGCCGGTTTTGTCTGAAGTTCACCAAGATCCCTTACATCAATTCCACCATTCTGCAGACCAGTGAACATACCATCACCAAAACTTACACAATAAACCGAAGTACCGGTAGAAGTACCAGAAGTACAAGCCTCGGTAAACGGAAGTATTTGTGCGCCAGTATTATCTTCATTCACGATCAGAATAGGAAGATCGTTATATTTAGTAACACCACGACCAAATTCATCAAGTTCATAAGTTAAAAAACCACCGATAGTATAAGTACGAGCAGCGACAGAAAGTCTACGTCTCGTAGCCTTATTCATGATCAAATATTGTGGATCTTTAACAGCATCAATAAGTTCATCAAGTTTAACTAAAGAAAGCGGAGTACCATTACCAGTTGAACCAGCAGCTATAAGTTGTCCACCTGTGCAACGTGCTTGCAGACCATCAAATTCACGGGGTTCAGTTGCCTGATCACCTTTTATGAACTTTAATGTCCAGTTCAGTGCAAGCGCACGGACTTTCATAGCTTCGTGAACCGATCTCTGATTAGCTCCCATAGTATCAAGAATAAATTTATCAACGTCCAGATCACCACCAGCTATTACAAGCGGTTCAGTGATAGGATTTAAAATACCAGTACTTTCTGCATACGCTTCGTTTACGCCCCTGAAAGCGATACCAGGAAGTGTATATTCACGATTATACCGGTACGCATTACCTTGAATATCATCAAAAGGTAATACCCTTAAAATATCAGAACTTTGTGCATAAAGTTCTATAATTGCAGACCTTAACGGATCGCCCGCATAAAGTTTACTGGCTTCTACGAGTGTAAGTGCCATTTAATTCCTCCTAAAATTCTTCATATAAAAATTAACTCTGCTCTCTTGCTTTCCTCATTCTTTCTACAGGAGATAATTTCATGATTGCATCATGGCTCATCCCCGTTTTATTTCCACCACCACCTCTTGAACCGCTTCCAGATGCCATCGTGTTCATGACATGGTGAGAATTTCTTTCAAGTTGAATCCATCTTTTGAACAGTTCGGTTGCCGAACCCTCAACTCGTTCCTGATTGCCGTTTTTGTCTTCAAGCAATAATGAAACCCTAGTTTCAAAACTTCCCGTGGGTTTTCCATCGGCATCAACAACTTCAGATATTTTGGCATTTCCTTCATGCTCAAATAAAACCGCACTCTGACCAGGATTACACAGTTTTATATCCCCAAAACTGGTCATTATATCATTTTTAATTGTAGATTTTTCAAATCTACTTTTCCATGTTCCGGCTTCTTCTGCAGCCAAGTTCGCTTTTTTTTCGTGTTCGGAAATAACTTTCTTCGCATTGGCTTGTGCTCTTTCTTCTGCAGTCATCGATTCAAGTTTCAATTTTTCAAGTTCTGCTTTTGCTTGCGAACCCTCACCTGCTTCACGTTCAAGAGCTTCAAGAGTCGGCTTAAATTTAGCTTCCAATTCAGTTTTAACAGAATTACGTGTCGTTGAAATGGCATGACCAAAGAATGTTTCCAGTTCTACCGGTATTTTGATCTTTGATTGTGTTACCGGATCTATCATTTCTTTAAACTTTCCACTGAATTGAACACCAGCATCACCAGCATCACCAGTGCCACCGGAGTCACCATCTTTCGCAAACATTTGTAAATCAAAATTCATACTAAACCTTTTCATTCTGTCCTCGCTTTCTCATTCATTTATTTTATCTGGATTTGATTTCGCTGTTCCAGCAGCGACATTTTTTGTGGATTTTATTCTGTCCACTACAGATTGAGCATTGATTTTAGATGCATTTTTACCCATAACCGTTTCTGCAGTTATATTGGCTTCAACATCTTTATATATCTCATCAAGAACCTCTGGCTGCAAATTGTTAGCCAACAATTTCTTAGCTATAAGATTAATGACGTTTACTCTCAATTTTTTAACGGGATGGACAAGCAATTCGGTCAACATCGTCACTTCAGTTTCTAAATCTTCATCACTGAAAGCAGACGTATATTCAATTTTAGTTTCTATGTTTTTTTTGCCTTCCCATCGTGCGGCAGTTTCAAACATCCATTCTTCAAGTTTTGACATCATCAAAGCACCACTGATAAGCAATGCTCTCATTTTCTGAAAGTCTATTTTTTTAGCTGCACCAGATTTTACAAATTCTTTAGTTTCATCTGTGCTCAGGCCAACTTTCTTCAAAACTTCAGACATATAAAATTCGATAGCTTTTATAAAAGGATCTACGTCAGACAAACTGGCCCCAATAAAAGAAGGTACTGTAGAACTCGTCATTTCATAAGGCAATATACTTAAATTTCCAACACCACCAGCAGTCAATTCAGTAGGGGCTTCACCAGTTTTGGAAGGATATGCCAACATTTTAAACGTACCAGCAGCAAGCATCTCATCCATATAACTTAAATTGTTATATATCAATTTAGAAATCATCGCAATATCTTCACACACTGTTTCACTGACAAAATCCTGGTTGTCATCACGCCAGCTTGCAAATCTAAATGGAACATAACCAATATTATGAGGTATTTCTTCTTCAGTAACAGCTTCAATGTCACCAGTTGCAGTTTTACCTGCAGCAGTCTGTGTAGATTTTTGGATAAAATCTCTGTGTCCGGTACGTGTCCACAACGTATATTTAGTCACATCAACAGAGTCAGAATAAGGATCTGTGTGATCACGGTAAGAATTATCCAATACAACCCAATCCAATTCGCCGTCATTTATATTTATATTAAAATCTCTTATCCTGAATGGCAAATATAAAGTTGCGTACGGATGTATCTTCTGGTCAAGTCTATCCTTTTCTGTCAATACTTCAGACTGGTCATAATTTGGTGAATCAATTAAAACACCACATGTGAACATAAACGTGTGTGCGCCAACAATTCGCATAAATTCATTTATCTTTTTATCACCGCTTGTATTTTCAAGCAAATACTTCATATCTGGCGGCGTTTTACGAGTTGGTTGGTTTAAATACAAAAGGCCAGAAAGCATGTCAACAATAGGACTTACCTGGTTGAAATAGACTGCTCTCGATTTTCTAATTTCAAATGACCCTTGCGATTCTTTTGGGTATTTGATAAGGTAATTAGCATTTTTAAAGGCAATACCACCTACATAACTATTATAAATAAGTTTCCAGTTTTCATCCTTATTTTTTAGTTCAGGGTGTCTATTTGCGAATAATGCACCGTATGTCTCAGCCAAGCTGTACGCCCCTATCAAAAAAAATTAGTTTCATATCGGAGAAACCACGCCGAACTATCCGTATCGTGGATAAATCGACTAAATTCAAGAAAGCAAGTTATCGAAATAATAATTGATAATATTAAACATGTCAAGTAATATTAAACAAAACTAACATTTTTTTATAAAAATGCATAAATGAGGCAGCCGATAGATTGCTCCATCGGCTGTTTAAGAGGTAAAAAGATTTTTAGATCTTTATAAAAGCGGATAATTAGAGGCAACTTTCATATCGAACAAATTTAAAATGGGCCTGTCTGAAATAGGAAATGCCCATTTCCAAAACATCACCGGCATCATCATGATTATAAACCGGATAAAATACTAATTGATTCATAAATTCGGGGTATCTTGTAACGTAATCACTCATAAATCTTACAATGCCAGAGTATAAATCTGGCTGGATTGAACAAATTCGTTCATGTTTATTTGAACTATGATGTATGGGATCGAGATAAATAGTATATTTTAACCTGTCATGTGCATCTTTTAAATTTTGTTCAATCAATGCAATGCCGTTACTTTCATATGTCAATTGTCTGCACCGGTATTCTTTATTCTTGGAAGCGATCTGGTGTACCAATAAATTCAATTCAACTTTTTTGTCAATGGCATCAATCAGTGTTATTTTATCTTCAAAATAATGTAACCATATAACCATTGGAAAGTCTGATGCAGATTTTCCCAAACTTGGGTCAAAAAAACAATTGACTTGCCCAAGTGCTAAATTTACCTGGTCGGGCCGTACAAAATGCAATTTCTTCAAATTGAATAATTGCATACCTTCAGGCAGGGGATTGTTGAGATATTGGCATGCAAAAAAAACGTCTGAGATGCCAGCCCTTATCGCAGCAATTTTACCATCGCTAACAAAATCAGGATAATGGCTTTTACCATCCTCCCCACATAATGATTCAATTTCAACGTCCCATTTTTGTATTTCAGGTAATTTCTCATTTACTTCTAAAATATGGTAAACTAAATCACGCATGTGCCAACGTGTGCCAATATATAAAATTGTTTCAAAAGTAACATTATTTTTAGTATCATGGAATGGAACAAGCAATGGAGTTAAACTGTCAAACCAGGACTCCTTACCATCCCTGACAGCCTGACTGTCTCGGTCATTATTATCCAACGGGTCGTCAACGATACAAATGTTTGGGTGAATACCTACAGAAGATCCACCAGATGTTCTTAAAATAAGACTAAACCCCTTACCGGACCTGCCCTGGATGTTCATAACATCAGATGTGTTCTTCGATGCCGTGTCCTTAACAACACCAAAAATCAATGAATATAATGTCTCATTTTTATCGGAACCAATGTATTGATTTAATTTATCACTAACTTCCTGTAGAAGAAGTGCATTGGCCGAAGTATAAAAGATACGCAATTGTAAAGAAAAGCATCCCCACAACCACAATATATTAGAAACGCCATATACGGTAGTTTTAAAAGTCGCCCGTGGCTTCAGCCGCATTACCCGTGTCTTACTTGACATGACAGCTTTTTGATTGTCCTGACACCACTTCTTGTGAGTGACATCAGTTAATAAATCGGCTTCAAGTACGTACCGGCAAAAAAAATAAAAATCATTAAATGACCTATTAACAACAATACCAGAATAAGCAATTTTTTGTTGTTCGGTAAGAGTGATATGCCCATTTATATGATTTTTAAGCAAAAGCAAGGCTTTCATAGCCCTATCATCGGCTTTCTCTTTATCGGGATTGCGGCCAGCACTTATTTGTCGCTGGCGTTCTTGCCATTCAATTTTCCTCTGTTCCCTCTGATCCTGGTCCAGTTCCAAAAACTTTGATACTTCCATTTCTACTCGCTTCCGTTAATTCTTCCAAATCTATAGTATCGAGTTCTGCAGCAGCGGTCATAATCATCGAACGTATATCTAGTTTTTGTTCGACTTTGACCGGACCACCATCTGCACCCACGATTTGTTTAATTTTCTTCTCAGGTATTACTTTTTTTAATACTATTTCAATCGCTCTTAAACGTACATATTTATCTTCATCTTGCATCAACTTATATAAACCGTCCAGGGCTTCCATGACATGATCATCAAGCGATTCCAACGCCTTTTGTTGATTCTTCAATTCATGTAATTTTACCGAACGTTGTTCTTCTGATAATGCAATTATACTCCTTGGTACGACAACATCTTTATTTTTTGTCGGCATTTTCTACCAGCCAAAAATATCTCTTCCTCAATGTATTCGCACACATACCCAATAATGCTGCAAGTTTATGTTTGTGTTTAATCCTAAAATATTGCAAAATAATGGCATCTTCTTCCTCTGTAAATGTTCTCGATCTTGCATAACGTGTGTCTTGTATAGCATTTATTTTTTGCGACATTTCATCAGATATTTTTATATGTTGAACTATTTTCTGTCCCATATGTTACCTCATATTTTGATGATTTTTCTACCGGCTACAGGGTGTAATAAAATTTTATTGACAGTAAAATTATTTTTATCAACTATATCAATCCATAATACACCGACATCATAAGCACCACTATAACGTCTACCATACGCCAGCCCCTTCATCTGCAGAGATGGCGTTGAAATAACCGTATATAAAGCCCGTTCCAAACATATATATTCATGCACATGACCACGTATATATATATCAGCTATGACATCACTGGTCACACAATCAGACAATAATGCATTTATAGCACCAGATTGTAAAGAAGTTACTGAACCATATGATGTACTGCCCTTTCCAACAGTATGTTTACAATGTATGATACATCCATTAACATCGACCTTGTTCTCATCAGCAATACTTGAATCAAAATGACTGGCAATCAAATCCTCACATTCCATACCATCTTCAACATGGAATGGTGTTCCACGAATAAACATATATTTTTTAGTCTTAACAATTTCTATATCAGCAATAGCAATATCAATTTGCTCCTTCAAATCAGTAGTAAGATGCTGTCGTGTCCCTTTTTTGCCCCTTCCATCTATTAAATCGCCAACCAAAATACATAAATCAACAGGACCAACCATTTTTAAAGCACCAGTATAAAAATCCCATAATATCTTTTGTGCATCACTATACTGGTTGAAATACTTTGCCGGTGTTAAACCAGTAATGCTACCACCATGAAAATCAGATAACACCAATACCCTTTTTATTTTATTCATTGTACCTCACTATAAAACACATACAAAAAAAAATAGGGGCAGCCGGTTCGGAGTTTACACACAGTTTCATTTTCATCAAGCATCAATGGCTGCCCCCATAGTTAGGAAGGTTTTCACATCAAAAAATAATATAACACAATAAATAAAATGTCAACAAATTTTTTATTGTGCAAAATAATATGTATTAAGTTTGCCAGGCAATGCATAACCCTTGCGCTCTGCGTGGTGTCTAAAATCATCCTCACGCCATCCCACATTTTCCTTATCATGCGCTCTTATCGACGGGCAATCCTTACACGTTTGTAACAAATTAAACGATTCATCCAGTAACTTACCATAATGTTCAATAGCACGTTCTGTCTGTGTGTATTTATGCAAATATTGAGTAGCTGGTACTTTGCGACATACTTCACATATACCCGTAGGTGGCGTTTTATATTTCATCTAATCAACTCCCTTTGATCCGGTTTTATATTATAATATTCAAGTTCATCTTTAGTGAACCGCAACTTCTGTATTAACAATGGGTGCATATAAATAGAACACGGTTTAAACTTTTTAAACACACCCAATTCATCAATTTTTTTATTAACATCTTTTTCCATTGTTTTCTATTGTTACTAAGTTTATATGATGAAATCTATAATCTACAAAACAATCACTACATATATATTTATTGCCTTCACGGTGTTGATATATAACATTTATCATGTCAGTTTTTAGATAAACATTACCACATTTCATACACTGTACATCAGTTTTAATACATGTTGCTTGAGCCTTTTTAATATTTTCAAACCTCTTACAATCTTTTGTTAATCCTTTTGGCTTCCAAAATGCCAGTCTATTTTTATTTTGAATATAATAATCTTTTGCATCATTAGAACGACATGCCTTACATTTACCGCAATAACCAGACTTTGCCACTTTACTCTTAGGAAAGTCAGACAATGGTTTATCTTCACCACAACCATGTCCTCTATAATCTTTACATATCATATTAAAAATAACCTTATACAACTCCATAATTTTGCATACAAAATAAATGCCATTGTTATGATTATAATGATATATTTTTTCATAACCTTGCAATAGTTTTATAACTTTCTACTCTATTGAATATGACAAATGAAGCATTAGCATATACCCAGGGTAACGGATCAAATGGATCTGTTGGTCCACGTAATGCATCGTAATTCTTGAACATTCCAAGATGAAGATGAGCACCAAATGAATAACCAACATCAGCATATTGTCCAAGTAATTGCCCTTTATTGACTTTCATGCCATGTTTTACTTGTAAATATACAAGATGTATGTATTGGAAATAATAAACTTGCCCATTAATAACCGATTTAATAATACAGTAATTACCACCTGTGTTTACTCTAGCCCATTTATACTTATGGTCATAATTACTATATGCACTAACAACAACACCATCTTGAAAAGCATATACTTCACGGTCATAGTTAGTTAATAACAAATCTATACCAATATGGGTTGCCTCAAATCCTCTTACAATAAATGTGCCGTTATATAAAGTATTATGTGTACGGTTACGGTTCGGATTTGTATAATCATTTGCAAAACTATCACCAAGCCATATTGATAATTCATGAATAATAACCTTATCAATAGTAAAATCGTTCATACTCACAACGCCAAACAATAACCCTTTTTCCACATCATGATCGATGTATTTGATATAGCCATTTTTAAATTCTTCAATAACACATGCTTTTTGATATTGTTTATTACCAACCCATATTGGTTTAAACATGATAAAATCCCCAGGAAGAATTTCAGCATAATTATAACGCCTATGGCATAGTCTTGCTTCAATCCAAGTGTTTAACTCACGACCTATATCTTTATCAGCAGCATTAAATATACCACCGAGATCCTGGAATACAAGACTTGTTATATTATCCTTATCGCCATGTTTATTAACAATTTCAAGAAATTTGCTATGAAATTCAAGTGGATGCATTGTTCTGAACTTCATATGTGCAGCTTCCATCCTCTGCATCAATTGCACTCTATCCGATTTTGCATCTTTATTAACGGAAATAAGAGCTAAACATATTATTAAAATACACATAGCGGTTAATAATATTACAGCCGGTATTAGATTTTTTCTAAGACTTCCGTAATCTATCTTCATCATGAATTTTCTCCTTATTTACTGGTTTATATACTTTTTCGACATCACTTTTTTTGCCAGTTATTTTTTCAATAATAGTATCTCTTATAAGTTCATAAATAACAACTATTATTGTCACAAAAATCATTACCCATACTGGTGTCCATTTCATAGCATATAATTTTCTAAAGTCCATATATTTCACCATTGATATTTTTTGCTGGTATTCCCTCCCTCAACCAATCCCTTGATGGATAATATTGCATCTTTTTAGGTGTATCATATATCGGCCACCACCTAAAATGCATACTAAAAGTTTCACCTAACCTACCGACTATCCATAACCAACATATTAAAAATAAAACAATGAACATGACATGATAATTTTTTAACATTGTGTACTACCTATTCAGAACTTTTATTAACAATATTTAATTGAACAGTATCAATATATTCAGCAGAATATTCACTTGTTTTAACAATGCCAGTTACATTTAAAACACGCCCTGTCTCCCATATGCGATATGGTGTCATCGTTAATAACAAACCATCACTACTCAGCAATGTAGAATAATCAGCTCTGATATTTTGGTTACGTTTTGTTTTCAATGGTTCATATTGCAACCAAATACATGGCTGTATATCTTCGCTATATAAATCAACATATATATTGTCATACATATCGATTTCCATGCCATTATAAATTTCTTCTGCCAAATCCCTACTAGGACCGGCAGAAATTACAACAGTTGGCACATCAGCACAAGATATATAACCAATGATTAAAAAGAATAGTAATATTTGTAAAATACCTTTCATTTCCATCTCCTTACCTTATACCTCAAATCACTACCATGCCCATCCCAATACCAATCTGGCATATCATCTCTTACCCAACCAAAATTACCCCACCAGTGCGTGAATCCGTAACAATTTCTACATATCTTTTTCAATAACCTGGGGATCATCATTTCTGATAACTTCATAAATTTTTACCACCTTGTTCCAGATGTGTTTTTGTATGGTCTTGTCACGGTCAACAACAAAAAAGATCATAACCGAAGTCACCATAATAATAAATAACATAAAACCTTTCATTGTTCGTTCTCCTTTTTTAATCTAGCAACGATAGAATAACCTGTTATTTTATTACTAGAAAATATAAACATAGATCCATCTTCAGTAACTTTTAAATAACACAATTTATCAACCATTTCGTATAAACACCATTGGCCATCATAAATTTTAATATCCCATAGTCCAGATACAATTTTATATTCATCGCCTGCTTTAAGCGGAACAAATGCAAATATAATTATAGATATTATTTTTATAATATTGTTCATAACTTTTTAGAAACCCTATTTTTTCTTGCACAAATTAAATGACCAATAAAAAGATCACCGGCATAAGCACATATCAACAACACACATAAAAATATAATTATTGACATACTGCTTTCCTCTTTGTAAAATATTTTTTTAATTTGAAAACAAGATAACCAACAAATGCGCCATATAACATAATATAAAACATATATTGATAAATAAACTGCATCATATGAGTTATAATTGAACACAATTCAAATAAAATAATAAGTAAAAATATTGTACGTCCACATTTTATATATCTTAATCGTATGAAAACATAAGCAAGAATTAAGATAAATATTGT